AAGACGGTAATTCTTACGCGGATAAGTGGTGGATGATGTACCCTGTATTCTTAGACCGACATTCCTTGCTACAAAATCATACTCCTTACCGTACGGGCTATAAAAATAGATATCGACCGGTACCTCAAATTTCTTGTTATTGGTGGCGTTGACAAGGTTCACATCGCCGACAATTCGCATAACCGCCTTTCCCTGGGCGCGTAACTTGTCTATGTCGATATCCGTACCGTTGTCCCCCGTAACATCGTTTTTTTCAAATAACAGGACCATTTCGTCCGACGTAGTACGGTCTACCATGTAATTATTTAATTCTTCATCATCCGTAAGCGCACGGTTATAAATACGGAAATTCCTGATCTCCACATCCGCCGTATCACTGAACAAACGGATGTTCACCGGTTCCGCCTGCAGTAGTCCTTCGGTAGCCCCATACTGTACAGCCCCGCAACGGATTCCGTTTACATAAAGTTCCAGCAACCGTTTGCCAGCCTTGGACCCGACAATAAAGGCTATTTTCAGGTTCATATCACTTGCAAACTTTGTACTTACTTCCGTACCGCCAGAAACACGCATAAGGGCCTGCTCCGTTGTCATTTGTAAACCGATATCGCCGGCCATACAGTCCAGTATCACTCCCTGCCGGTCCGTTACCGACGAACAAAGAATTTCCATTTCATAGGTAGCCCCGGTAGTGGTCGCATCTGTGGAGAACGGCCGGTACCCGATTTCAATCTTCGCGCCTCCCGTAAGTTTCAGGGCGTCACCCGTCCAGCCGTTGCTGTTCCAGTCGAAACCTGCAAACGTTGTATGTATGTCGCCATAATCCCAGGCTCCCGGATCGGATTCACTGTTACTCCGCCCGGCTGCTGAAAGTTTCAGTACAAGCCCGGCGGTAGTTTCCTGCAAGTCGATCCCGCTTTCCGTCACGTCGATATAAAACGGGTATTCCGTGGCTCCCGTCTTAAATTTCATAGTGATCTCGCCCTGCTCCGTAAAACGGTTGGTGTATGTCTGTGTAGTACGGGCCACACTGACAGACTGCGTTTTCACCCCGTCCCGGTAAACGTCCATTTGGGCCGGCGTCGCGTCGGGATCATAAGCCACAAAGTCAAATTTCACCTGTTCGTACTGCCCCGCTTCCAGGCGCGGAACAAGATGATCCTCCGTAAAAATACGGCCGTCCGGAAAACTTATCATCGTGCCGATGAACGGTGCCGATCCTCCGGATTTCAGGATATCAATGTAGATACTTTCGGATTTTAACACAAGATCGGCGGAAGCCTCCATTTCGGCAACCATTTGAACGGTATTCCGACCGGTTACAAGCGAAGAAGGGGACAAACTGAAACTGCCGTTTGTCGTTCCCGATCTTGTAATGGTGTGCGCGTTCTGTTGCTGGCCGTTCAGATAAAGCGTGACGACCTTTGTTCCGGAACCGTTGACGGCATAAGGAATATTAATCGTATCGGCCAGCGTATAACCGCCAGCGGCTATGGCCCCGGCCAGATTATAAGAGCTGGTAAGGGAAAGGCTGACAACCTTTACGGATGTAAATGCCTGTCGGGTTTGTTTCTTGCCGGTAGTCGGATCGGTAGTGGTTGCCACTACGTAAATATCCGTGTTTCCCACAAGCAAGTAACTTGAAAGGTCCAGTTCGTAACTACCTTTAGAAACATCGCTGACTGTTTGGGAATACATGGTAGTTGTTCCACGCCTAATCGTAACGGTTATATCTGCCTTTTGCCCGGTGGATTCCCCTTTTTCGTCTCCCGTGGTGTACTGGTGATCGTACGTATAAGTAAGACGGGCGTTTCCGCCTTCCTTGATTATGGTGTTATCTACAGCCGCATTTAATACAATTTTAGTAGCCACCGTTTCGCCGGAACCTCCACCGGAACCGGCCGGGATATCCACAGCGGTAATTTCCGCACCGCTTTTATTCTGGAAAGACAGACGGACGGATGTTTCATCCTCGCTTACCTCCGCATTTACATTGAACAACGTGGAAGCATCCACCTCGTTAAAACGGGCGGTTACAACCTTGTTTTCTACCGGATTGGTGGAATCTAAGGACAAAGTTTCGTCCACTTCCAGGATATCCACGTTTACATTCACATTACCGGCCGCGTCCGGCGTCTGCTTCTCGCCGTTTACCGTTACACTCTTTACCGTTCCTTTGCCGCCGAACTCTTCCCAGCTCGCCTCCTGATCCCAGACAGCCGGATCGGTTCCGGTAAATTGCCACGTCTCCCATTTACCGAGCGATGTTTCAAAGGTGATAACACGCCCCCGGTCGCGCCACTTGTCCGGTACCGCGGCAATGGCGGAAGCAAGAGTATAGAAACCTTCCGTTAGTGGCATGTTACCGGTTACGTTATAAGTATTCCCGCCGGCCGAACCGCCGCTGCCGAAATCCTCCCACTTTTCGACATTTTCAAAATCCGTGTCCGGATTACCTCTAAATTGCTTCGTCACCCAGCCGTCGGCAGTAAGGAACGAAAGGATCACGCCGTTTTTCCGGACATTGTTAATCTTATCCGCCGTTTTCAATGCTGTAAACACTCCCGACAGGTCACTATAGACGGTACCGGCGTTCAAAAAGTTGTTCACGTTGGTAAAGGTTGAAACCTGGAGTCCGGCCGTCTGCTGCAACTCCTGTTTTATTTTGTCACGGTCTACCTGCAACGTGCTTATGTCCTCGGAACAACTGGAAATATCCTGGGATAAACTTTTCAGCTTTCCCCAAAGAGAACCGTCTTCGCTCTGTGAACCGTCTTCGCTGCCAATACGGGTGTTAATATCAGCCAGCAATGCGGCAAGCGAATCACTATCTTTAAGCCCGTTCAGAAAATTAAGAATTTCGTTAAAGTTGTCGATTGCCTGGGAGGCATTATTACCGACAAGCCGGTCGATACGTAAAGATACGGCGTCTATAGCCTTCTGTAATGCAGCATCGGCGGCAATGCGTGCGGCTTCCTCTTCCAGGACTTCCTCACCCTGGGAAACCTTTTTCAGGTTTACGTTTAAAAAGTCAAGAACCGCCGCCACCATTTGGTTAGTAACGCTTCCCGCGTCTTCCGCGGTTTCAATGACTATAATAAGATCATCGATATACTCCTGTGTTGCCATATAGATACATTAATTAAATTGTTTGCTGAACTCTTTGGAATGAACGCCCGGTTTCCGGTAGCCGCTTTCCGTAATTTCTCCGGTCCAGTTGGACTCCTTCTCGGCAAACGTGAGCTTTAACGTCACGTTCTGCGGCGCGTCAGGGCGGACACGATAAGAAAACTCTTCCGCCGAAGGAATTACCTTGATCTCTTCCTGACCGTAACCAGACAGGTAGACATTATCAGAGGAAAGCAGATCAAGAAGAAAGCGTATTTCTTGCGGGCGTTTGAATCCCGTCTTAATCGTTACGGCTTCCTGTATCTCCGTACGTATGCGATCCGAATAATAATCATCGGTAATTTCATCGTAACGCCGGAAAACAGCGTCTTCGTCTTCATCCATGCCGGGAGTTACGCCCGCCTCGCCTTCCAGAGAAAACACTTCGTAAGTCCCGTAACTGTTCAGGAACCGGAGCCGGTAATGCTCGCGAACCGTCGGGCTTTGCTCGATCCCGATCCGGAGAGCGAACGTATCACCGCTATACACGTCAAAAAGGTTGGCCAGTACCCCGTAATCGGTAAAGAATTTAAGTCTTACGGCTTCCAGGTTCAAGGCATATAAACTCCCCGTCGTGCCTGGTACTGCAAGGCTTTGACCGGTAAGAAGTTCCGTTATTTTCAGTTCGTGTCCCGGATAGATGAAACAGAGCGGGTAAAGTTCCGTCTCGCGCATCGTTATACGCCAGTCGTTACTCCGGGTGGTAAAGAAGAAATTACAAGATTCATTCAGGAACTTCAAAGAAAATATATCAGTCCCCATATTTCGAAGACGTCTAAACTCCTTCTTGGAAATCCCCCCTTTCCAGGCTGTAAAAGACAGGTTATCCTCTTCTTCTCCCTCATTTACCACATGTATAGTTACTTCGGCCGACAAACCGGAAACGGCAAGTAGATGCTCCGTATTATCCGATAAAATCCGTGCGTCTGTTATTCCGGTTTCGACAATCTCGGCTATATTAACACGAAATTCCCCGATTCCGTTTCCTTTGAAAACTTCCTCATTATTCATTCTGATGCTGTATGTTGCCATAGAACTGGATGATACAGACAGAAAAATAGGATTACGCGTAAAAGCATTTCCCGTAGGATATATGTTCACCTTTAAAGCTTCGTCGCTGGCACTCATTGTATTGCTATTTTGGTTACGATAAAACTGCCTGTTAACTCATGCTGCATCTCCAAAGAGGATATAAAGCGGTCCCTGGCAGCCGAAGGATTTACCATAAACTTATAAAAGTCCGTAAGCCGGCCCGTATGGTTCTCCTTCCAGAAATTATAAAGCTCCGTTACCTGGGTGGTGCACGGGGCAAGTACGATGTTATTCTGCTTTTCCATGGTGCAAAAGTTGGATTTATCAAAGGAAGAATAAAGGACGGGATTAACCGGAATAGACAATAGAAACAAAAGTATCTGTATATTCAAATTCGGATTCATACGTAACATCCCGATATGTACCGGGAGTAAAACTTCCAGGCTCGTAGTAGATACTTATTATTGCTGTCGCTTTACATTTATAGTTCCTTTGTAATGTAATTCCCGCTTCCTGGGGATAGTTTTCAACCAAGTATTTATCATCATTACGAGTTGTATATCCGTCAAGCGAGTAAGTTATTGATTTCATTTCGTTCACAGCGGTCGGCCTTTTGTTCCATTCATCCCTCGCCTGTTGTAAAATCCTGTTCCTTTCATTTTCTTTGGCAGTTTCTATATTTGAACTTATAAATTCCCACGTAAAAAGCCTGGAACCAAAAACGGGTGTTTCCTGTTCCTTATCCAAATCGTACGGACCAATCAACCGGAGTGTTCTTAATGTCAGATCAACGGGTACAATCTTATTTGCCGGAAGAGAATAAGAAAGCCCGTCAAAAAGTAAATATTGTCCTCGAAGTATTACCGGTGTTAAGATATCCATACCCGTAAGCCGGTGAACCGGTAACAAAACGTTTGCCTCTATCTTATTGAATGAATGTCTTAATATAGCGTCGTATTTCTTCCAGAAGTTAAAAAACAGGCCATTATCATATTGAAAAAATAGCGACATTGTATGCTTGCTTCCGTCTCTTAATATAACCTCTTCGGCGTCAGAGGTGTAAGGTAACACAGAACCGAAAGGATATTTACTATTTTGGGAAGACGTAAACGCAAACACGAAGGATAACGGTGTTTCCACCTTCTCCGAGTCTTCATCGTTATTATTAGAGGAAGTTTTAAGATACGTGTAACGGTGCACGTAATCAGCAAGATATTGAGGGGAAAGAATATCATTCGGGGCAAAATCCATTGGAACGCATTCGTCGTCGCTGGTTAATTCGTTATCTTCGATATTGTCGGTTTTCCGATCCCAGGAAAAGAAACTCGATGAAGAATAAGTAAGGCGGTTATTATCTTCATCCCATTTAAACCACCGTCCTGTTGTTTCCTCATAATTTAGATGTATCACCCTTTTAGATACATCAACTTTAGTTAACCTTGCGACTTTCTGATCTTTCAAGTAATCTTCAAGTCTTTCAACAGAGGGGGCCGCACCGGTAAAGGAAGTTCTGGCCGATAACTTCATTTGCCGGGCCGTTTCGTAAGTTATTAAAGGTTCGTCCGTCAGGCTACGGGACAAATCAATGTCCGGAACATCATCCACAATATCCCGGATCAGTCTTAACGTGGCTGTTTTCGTATCGGAAGAAACATTATAAACCAGTCCGAAACGCACATGCAAGGCGTTTAAAAAGTCCTCTACTGTGCAATCCGGCATCAAATCAGCGTAAGAAAGCTTTCCTTTAACACAACAGTCGGCCGCATTATTCAATATTACCAGGTTAGAAAGTTCCTTGTTCGTCTTAAAAGGATTTTCGGTTATAGTATATCCAAATTCGGAAAAAACAAGTTCCAGCACACGCCATACATATAAAAAGGCCGTTACGCCGTAACCTTCCGGAAGTGTTACGGCAGTCGGAGTACCATTTACTAAAAAAGTTTCTGTTCTTGCTTGATAACGTAAACGATAAACTTTACTTCCTTCTGATACAGGTGTGATATAGTTCAAGTATTTAGGGTAAAACTGATTATCTTTCGAATCGTTACCGGTCATAATCTGAAATACGGCATAATCAGTCTGATAACCTCCTAAAACCTGTTGCAAATGTGCGCAAAGAGAATTAACGCTGCTATACTCCTTCACCGGTAATGTAATAGCATTTAATTTTTTTGCTTTCCATGCGCTGTAGGCTTCCGAATTGTCAAAGCCGATGTTAAGGGTAATACCTTCTTTTTTACCGGCGGAAACAATATTTATCTTTCCGGTACGTTTATATGCTCCGTCCAATATCGTACATGCCTGATCTTCATTCATCGGCTTTATACCCATGTCGAGACGGTGAGCAAAACCGGTTATTTTAGCATTGTTGCCGGTACATGGAACCGTAACCGGTACGGTTTGCGATCCCCGGTCGTTCATGACAGGGGATTTTTCATCAATCTGTACGGTAAAGTCACCCCCTAAATCCAGATAACCTTTGTTCGTCTTTATCTTTAGCATAATGATTACTTATTTTCCGCGTGTAAAGGTGTCGCGGGCGTTATCTATAGTTTCTTTGGCCTTCTCCAAATCCTGATAAACGATATAGGCCTTTATCAATTTGATAGCCTCACAGGAGGCGCGAAGCTCCTTTGCCGCTTCCAGGAACTCCCGGTAGGAAGAATCCCCTGCATAAGAGGTAACGTAACCGCCTTCCGCATATTCACCCGGATTCTGTGGCAACGGGTTCGCATTGGTACGCTGCCGCCTGATCGCTTCGATAGTGCTAACAGCGTCGATTACTTTAGGATTATTCATTTCCGGCTGTGGTACCACATATTCTCCCTTATGAACAACGCCGGCCACTTCATAACGCCCACCGGGACCAGTGTAACCACCTTCCGAATATCCACCACCGGAAGAACCGGAAACAACACGTTCAGCCGTGGCGGTCTTGCTGCCGGTAGTGTTTTTCAGGGACATGTTTTTAATTCTGTCCCGTTCTGCTTTGGCCGATGCAAGCTGGGCCACACCGGTAGCCGCAAGCATTGCTGCAGCAACGGTTCCGGCGATCGGCCCTAAGTCCGCGTACGCCTTCATAATCGAAACGGCTGTATCTGCTATGATCTGGGAACACTTGATAGCAAAATTTACATCCGCATACTTCTTTTGAATCTCCAGTTTCTTATTTTCCTTCTCTTCTTCCAGGGCGGCAGTATCTTCCCCGTTGTTTTCGGCTTCTTGTATGAGAACATCGTATTTTGCTTCCACCTGGTCGATTTCGGCCTGCTGAATAGCTTCCACCATGGAAGAGGAAAGGCCGGAATAATAGTTAAAGTATTTTTTAGCGTTATTCATCTGCATTTGCAGTTTTTTACGCTGGTATGTCTTTTCGTCTATTAATTCCTGATCGTGCAGATTCTTTAACAGGGCCAGTTCATTCTGGTATTCCTGCGCCCATGATACGCCGATCTGGGATTGAATCTGGTATAAACTATTCTGGTATTCAAATTCAAGCTGGCTAATTTCCTGTTGTTTCTGCTTCTCCAAACCAACAGTAGAAATCCCCGCCTGTCTCGCTATCTCAATTATGGCATTATAAGTCGTTTCTACATCCTGAACCTGCTTCCGGTGTGCTTCCTGCATACCGGTTATTCCTACCGGAACGGAAGTTATTTCACGTACTTTTTGAGCAATGGCCGCCCGATCACGCAATAACTTCATTTCAGACTCACGCACGGCGTCGGCCGCTTCCGTCGCTGTTTCTATACGTTTCTGTTTGTCGGTAATTTCCAAAGCGGCAATATCATTCTGGTAAGTACGGTTTATCTCCAGAAGTTCTGCGGCGTGCTCCGCTTCA